AGCGGTCGTGCCGTGCTTGACAAGCCATGGGTTTGCCAAGGTGCCCGCCGGAGCGCCCGCGTCCACCGACCCGCTCTTGAAGTCGTAATAGACCCCGCCGAGGACTACCCGGTCGTTGTTGGCGATAGCGGTCGGAACCAGCAACTCGCCGGTCGCGAAGGTCGCAGGCGCGTAGCAGCGCAGCGCCGTGCCATCGGCGATGTAGAGGTATTCGGGAGTGCTGCCGATCGCCGCGGTGGCTGCCATACTGGCGCGCGTCGTCATGTCATCGAAAAAGCCGTCTCCAAGCAGCGTGGAACTGCCGTCGGTGCCAACCATATACAACTCGTCGGCGCTCATTACGAACAGAGCGTCGTTGAAGCTGCCGGGCTGGCTATACAGGCCGCGATTGGGGCCGACGCCCACGTTTATCCAACGCTGGAGAGCCGGACGCGCCAGGAGCGACTGCTGCTCAACCTGATTGGTTGGGTTGCCCTCAAAGTAGCGGTTGCGCATACGGATGTATGGCGACTGCGCGAGCGACCGCCTCCAATCCGACTTGCCAAGCGGGATGTTTACCACGGCCTGCCGCCCCAATCGAACGACTGGATGGCTTCTGGCAGATATTCACCGCCACCGCTGGTGACGACGTGCTGGCTGTAACGCTGCTTGCACAGCTTGAGCAAGCGGTTGAAAGTCGTCATGGTCCCGGCGGTCGGGTTGATTTCATCGAGGCCGGTCAGGGCGATAGCCGTGCCACAAATGAGCAAGCGGTCAAAGCCTTTCGGCAAGGGCAGGGTGTCGGTCAACTGGAGGTCGATGAGGGCAATCCATTCGCCACGGTCGGCGCGGTAGAACCACTCCGAAGGCTCGGTGGCCGATGCGACGGTCTTGGACGCGGCGCCCTCGATCAGCCGGCCATTGGCGTGGATGGTGAGTGCGGTGGTGCTGCCAACATCAGCAAAGCCGACCCGCGCGCCGTCATTCGGATACTCCGGCAGGTAGACGGTCGTGGCCGTCGTGCCCTTCCAGATAATCCGGCTGTTGCCGGGGATGTTGAACACCTGCGGCTCCTGCGAGGTGCCGGGTGAATAGGGTTGGTTGAAGCGATCGACGTTCGCCGGGTAGCCGACGTTGAAGTCGTTGGCCGATTCAGTCGTGGCGCGCTGGTTGTGTGGAACCTGCACGTCAGACAGCTTCTCGCCAATCTCAGCCGAGAACAGCGAGAACAGAAAGCCGTTCAGCCGGTCAAGCCCTTCGTTATACTCATCCACGGTCGGGATGGTTCCGATGGGCTTGATGGCGGCTTCACGATAGGCGCGGGCGATGGCGTCCGAAGCAAGCATCAGAACAATTCCTCAGCTACGTGAACCTTAGGCGGTCGCCCGCGCCGTTTCGGTTGCTCGGCTAGCAGCCCTTCTTCTTGCCGTTCGACGGCTTCGGGGCGGGCTTCATCGGGGGCTTCGGCTTCTTCATCACGCTTCTCCTGGTTAGGGTGCTCGGTCCAGCCTTCGGGAATGACATCGCCTTCCTCGAAGATCGCGGCTTCGCCATCCGGGCCATAACGCCACGAAGGCCAAGCAACAAATGTATAATCGGTCATCGCGCTACCCTCGTGCAATCGCGGCTTCTACCGCGACCTTGGCGGCTTCCAGCGCTTCCAGCGCCATTTGAAGCGCTACGCCGGAATCGTCCGTCGCGGGCGGTTCTTCGCTGGAGGCAGGCGGCTCGGGCGCAATGAACACGCCGTTCACAAAGCCCCAGCCGATACGAACGTCTTGGCCCTCGGTGTCGCGATAGGGCCATTCCGCAACGTCGGCGTCGCCAGCAACCACAAGGTTGGTGACAATTTCGTTTTCGATGAAAGCGAAAATTCTCATGAGCCTACCCATTCAAAGAGGATGCAGCCTCGCCGTCCGTCTTGCCCCGCGCGGGCCGTAGCACTGTTTGTCGAGGCTCCGGCGCCACCCGCGCCATAACCGCTTGCGGGATTGCCAAAGTCGTTGTTGCAGCGGCCAGAGCCGCCCAGTCCAAAGCCAAGGCCCGAACTGCCACCTTTGCCTGATGTGACAGCATCGGACGTAATGCCGGTGAAGCCGCCGCTCTCGCCGTTAATGCTAAAGCTCGGGGCCGCGGGAATGTTGACTGTTGCGCCCCCAGCCCCGCCCGCGGCGACGGTGCCGGTCGCGCCACCAGAGCCGCCGTTTGCCGTGTAAGTCGTCCCGCTGATCGTGATTGACGTGTTGCCGCCAGCGCTGCCCGCGTTTGCCCCCGCTGCGCCGCCGGCGCCCAAAGCCCCGATGGCGATGGTGTAACCCGTCGAAGGACTGAGACCTGTGATATAGAGCACGGCGACGCCTCCCCCGCCTCCGCCGCCGACCTTGATATTCAGCGTTGCCGCGCAACCGGCACCGCCCGCGCCAGCGCCGACAATCGTGATCTTGAACAGCGTCGAAGTCGTGATGTCAGACGGCGTTGTCCATGTCGTACCGGATGTTACTAGCTCCGAACCTTTGACAACGCTGCCGCCACCCCCACCCGCCGCGTTCAACGTTGTTCCGGTGAACGACAGGTTGGTCCCAAGCGTAATTTCTTCGACCGCACCCGTTGATGCCGTCGAGCGGCCCAAGAGCCGCGCCGTTGCCATGGTGATGCCAGTTGAGCCGACCGCGCCCGTCGATGCCTTTCCGGCAAGCAAGCTGGCCGTGTCGCTGACGACTTCCTCGATTGCCGCCTGGGTGTTGGTCGCAGCAATGCCGGCGGCAGGCGTGAATCCAACCTGATCGGCGGTCTGCGGAAAGTCGCCAACATAACTCCATGCAGCGCCGTCGCTGACATAGAGACCCTTGGTCTTGCGGTTTACCAGCCAGACGCCGGTTGAGGTCTGGACATAATAGAATTGGCCAGTGGCGGTAGCCGCCGCAGGTAGGCTGGCAAAGTCTACCACCGACGGCGTCCCCAACCCCAGCACGGCGTTGGCGATGTCGGTAATCAGCCCCTTGAGCGCGGTGTTGGTCAGCGCGCGATTAGGAACACCCGCTGGCGGGACCGCTGCGTCGATTTGGGCGTTTGTTACAGGCATGGCCTAACTCCAATCGACCCCGCCGTCCCACGAAATCCCAGCGTCCCATGGGGTGCTGCCGGCTCCGCCGCCTGTGGCGCTAAACGAGCCAGTCCAGGTCGAAATGCTCATACGAGCAACAGGCCCGAAGCGCCCCCGGCGAGAACGATTGAGGTCGGGTTGTTACCCGCGGTGCGGGACGTGACGGAGAAAGGCAGCGGGAGATACTGGCCCGCCGCCAAGGGCTGCGCGGTCAAAAGCGCAAGGCCCGACGAATCGGTCACACTGATGGTGCCGGCGGTCGTGGCGATGAAAGCCGCAAGCTGGCTGCAATCCAGCGCGAGGGTCGCATTTGCCGCCATCGGGTGCGGGGTATAACATTCGCGAAACTGCATCTTCGCCTCCAAAGGCTAGGGGGAGGATTGCTCCTCCCCCTGCTTTATCACGCACCGTTGAGGCGGACAATACGCTGGCGGTCAGCAATGTTGACCGTGAGCGCGGTGTCGAAGCGGACACCGTGGAAGCCGGTGCGCGGCTCCGACCATTCCCACATACGCACCGAAATCGGGACGTTGCGGAGCGAGCGGCGAGCCACGAGGCCGACACCGCTGGGGGTGGGCAGGCGAGCGGTGTTCACCCGGATGGCCTGCTTCTGGATGAGCAGACGCGGGGTGTTCACGGCGCTGGCAGCGCCAACCCAAGTCACGACGGCGTTGTCAGCCGGGGCCGCGGTCACAGTCGCGTGTGCCGAGTTTTCGCCCTGGATGAAGGTATCCGCACCCGTGCCCGGCACGATGATCGCCGGGAAGATGCGAACACCAGCCGCAGCGCCTGCACCGTCAGCCGTGAACGCCGTGACCACCGTGAACTGCTGGAGGCGGCTCGGAACCACCGGAGCGGCCTTGCGGTTGTCATAGGCAAACACGCCAGCGATGGTGAACACTTCACCGGCTGCAATGGTCGCGTTGGCGCCGAAGCCATCCATGTTGATGGTCTGCGTCATATACTGGCCCTGTGCCGGCGAAACCGCCACGGCCCGGTAGTTGACGTTCTGCGTCGCACCGTTGACAGCGCCGTTGGTGCGGGTGCCGTTGGTGATGCTCGAAAGCTGCTGGGTGAACATCGCCGGAACGCCGTCGATGCTGCCAGTGAAGCCTTCACGCACAGCGCCGGTTGCCAGAGCGTCCGGAGCGGCCAGCGTGGTCAGATAGACCGACAGGGTTTCACGGTCGATCGGCGCGAACAGGTAGCGAAGGTCCGACTTGGCAACGCCTTCTTCCATCAGGCGCGTGGTGGCGCGCATGCAGTCCTGGAGGTTGGCGATGTTGTTCGTCGGGGTGCCGACCCAGTTGTTCGAGGCGCGGGCAGCCGCTGCCATCACGGCGAAGTCGATCTTCTCGGCCATGTTCGTGACCGCGTTGGTCATGGCTTCCGATTCACGCATTTCGCCAACGTCGCGCATCTTCACGAAGTCGGCCCAACCCATGCTCGAACCATAGGTGCGATCGACGAGGTAGCGTTCCGAACCGTAAACGGTGGACTGGACGCCAGCCGAGAGGTCGGCGACGCCGCCAACGGTTTCGGTGGTGTTGTAGCGCGGGCCGCGCTGTTCGACGTATTCCAGCCGGTTGGTGTCGGCGAACTCGTCGTCACGCAGCTTCCACGTCACCGCATCCTTGGTGACGAGGTTGTTCTCCAGCATCACCGCAAAGACGTTGAGGACTTTTCGGGCCTGTTCGGAAGTGACCACACTCATTTCGCTTATTTCCTTCTACCGTAAAGTTCCCTCTCGATGGCGTCGAGAGCGCGCGGGTCGTCAAGGTCGTCCATCCTCACACTGGAGGCGGCTCCCGAACCCCGCGAGTAACCGATGGGGGCCGGTGCGCTCGAAACCTTCTTCGGCTGCGGAACCGCTGCCTTGGCTTCAAACCGCGCCATCCAGAGCATCCTCTGCATCGGCGAGAGCGACATCACTTCGGCGGCTTCGGTCGGGTTCTTGGCGAGATGGTAGAAAATATCCGCGCCTACAGAGGTCTCCGATGCCGCCTCGAACACCGCAAGCATCTGCTGAGGGTCTTGGCTTTCGGCCCACGGAACTACAGTCGCATCGAAGTCGCTGTATTTTCCGGCGCCGTCATTTGAGATTTTCTCGGCTCGTTCGAGCCTGGCAGCGGCTTCGCGCTGGGCAACGGTCTCGCGCTGCTCGGCTTCCCGTTCTTGGCGCAGTTCGGCTTTGAAAGCCTGAATTTTCAGATCGGCGCGGAAGTCCGCCAAGTCCGAAACATACTGCGGGTCGAGTTCGCCATACTGGTATTTCTCCGGGTTTGGCGCTCCCGACGCTGCTTCCTTAGCCGAAACCGGCGCTTCCGTCAAGGGTGCGGGCTTCGGGGCCTTCAACGCCGCCAGTTCGGCTTCCAGAGCCTTGGCAACGCGCTGTGCCTCGCGCAGTTCGCGGGTCTGCTTGGTGAAACGATTGGCCGAGCGATTCTTTTCCTCCTCGGGGTCAGTTACAGGCGCTTCTTCGCCTTCCGGGGCCGGTTCGGCTTCTGCCTTGGGTTCAGGAGCGGGTTCAGGCTCCTTCTCCTCCTTGGCCGGCGTCTTGCCATACATCTCCGCTTCAAACGCGGCCAGATCGTCGGTTACATCCAACGAAATCTGTTCCTGGCTCTCGGTTTCAGTCGTCATCGGTTTCCGTTTCCTCTTTCGGTTGTGATGCTAGCGCGGCTTCGATCACCCGGAAGCGGGCGTCGATGTCCCGCTCAAGGTTCTTGCCCTCAACATCGTCAGCGCGAGCCTTGGCGTCGGACAAGGACTGTTGGGCCTGTGCGCGAAGGTTTTCAGCGCGGGCCAGACGTTCGGCAGCCTGTGCTTCGAGGTTGGCGATTTCCGCCAGTGCTTGCTTGGCCTCGATGTCCTTGCGGATTTGCGCCTCCTGCTGCTGTTCCTGCTGCATCTGGAGCATCTCGGGCGGGATTTCGTCCTGCGACACCGCGCCAGGCGGCAGTTGCATACGGAAGCGCCGGGCAAACTCCTGCGCCTTTGGCCAATCCTGTGCTTCGGCCACGAGGTCCATGACCAATGGCGCCACGGTCGGCGCAGCGTTGACGAAAGCCGTCATCTGTTCTGCTGCCAAGGCGCGCTTGGTGATCGTGCTGGGGCCGGTCGAGACAGTCACGCTATACTTGCCGGCGGTCACGTCCGTCATCGGGTCCATCGGGTCGTTGAGGACCATCTGAACCTCCTTGTCGTCCGCGCCCATGATGGTCGTGATACGAGTCGTGTCGTAGACGGTTGGGATGAGTTCGTTGCAGATGACCGCGCAGCGCGTTTCCGCAATCCGCAGGCGGTCATGGTAGATGTAGCTGGCCAGATCGGTCATCTGCTGGCGCTGCTGAATAGCCTTGCCCGAGACTTCGTTCGACTTCTGGCCAAGAGCAGCTTCGTGGATGTTCGACACATCCTTGAAGTCCTGAACGGTCAGATTCATTTCGGTCAGAAGCTGCGGGTCAACCGGCGGCGGGGCCACACGCTCGGGCTTGGTGCCTTCGGCGTTGTACAGAAGCAGCGGGTCATCCGAGATATGGCTGTTGCGCCACTCCTTCTCGTAACCGCTGACGGCATCTTTGGTCGCCACCCACTTGTTGCGCGGGGCCGCGACCATGGCTTCCGCCGCCAACGAGCGCTGGTAGTTGTGAAGCCTCTGAGGGTCTTTCAGGAAGCGAACTAGACCCCAACGGTAGACCTTGGTGCCGCGGCGCAGTTCCCAGCCAGGCACCCGGAAAACCGGGATGGACGAGATAGGCAGGTCATACGGGCCTTCGAGAATGTCGGCACCGCTGCACAGATACATCTGCGCAAAACGGCGCGGGACTTCCCGAACATAGGGCCGGCCATCCTTGTGCTTGGCCACCAGACCCATCGCCAGCATGGTTTCTATGTTGTCTGCCGGCGTCAGTTCGTGCGTGGTGCCATCGACAAGCAGCACGAGGACTTTCTTGCCCTGCTCGACCATGCGCCAGTAGGAGACGACGCGCACGGCTTCCTGCGAGAACCATTCCTCGCTGCCATTCGGCATGATGTCGGGAAATGGCGTCATCGACGCCTTGGGGTAGCGCGCCTTGAACACGTCGTTCGGAATGTCGTCGGTCACGAAGGCGTAGTTGGCGTCGGCGCCACTCGGTTCGACGCTCATTTCATCAAAGACGACGCTGAACGGGTCGGCGATTGGCTTGATCTTGATGTCCTGCTCGAACACGTCGTTGTTGGCGTATTCGAGGCAAAGGTGGAACGCCCCCATGCCGCAAATGGTCTGATACTTCATCGCCTCGTCGCGCGCGTAGTCGCTTTCCGAGTTCTTGAAGATGCTCTTGATGAGACCCTGGCGGATGGTCGCCACTTCCTTGCTGCCATCGCGGTCAGGCAGCACCCGGATTTCGGTTTCGTTCAGGAGGCGATTGTTGACGATCTGCGAGACGAAGGCTGGTAGCCGGTTAACAGTGATGACCGGCTTGTTACGCTTCTCGCGCTGTGCGCGGACAACGGTGTCCCACTGTTCGCCGTAGGTGAACTCGATGTCCTGCACCGCGGCTTCACGGTTATGCTCGTCGGCGCTGACGCTGCGGTCATACCGCTGCATCATCTCCTTGAGGAAATCCTGCGCGGTATCGAAGCCCAACGGAACCGCCGGGGTCTTGCGCGCTTGAAGGTCGCTGTCGTCGGCCATCGGGCGGTCCTACTTCATTCTCTTGCGGATTGCCCGCTCGATTTCGGCGCCCGCCTGAGTAAACGGGTCGGCTTTTGAAATCTTTTGGTAGAACCGGCTATCCGATTGATTCTGGCGTATACGTTCGCTGACGGCGGATTGTTCTGCGGCGTACCTCTGGCGAGTTTGGGTGGGGCTTTCGCCGGGGTTGGCGCGAATCCGTTCCTGCGGAGAAACCCGGACCAATTGGGACTGCTTGACCGCCTCGCTCGTGGGGTTAATTCTGCGTTCGCCCATCTCGGTTCTCCTAAATCATCCAGCCACCGCCCGAAGTGGGCGTCATATCCTCATAGCTTATTTCGCCCGCCGCCGCTACGTTTGCCGGGGGTTCGCTGCGATTCCTTTCGGGGAAATACTCTTTTGAGGCAAAAGTCAATGCCGCGGCGTCCGAAAGGTCGGTCGAGCGAAATCCCTTGGCCTTCATATCGGCCTTGGACATGAGCAGCCAATCGCCATTAACCCGATGGATTTGCTTGATGGCGGTCATGTCGCTCGACAAATCGTCGTCGTTCGGGATGTCGGCGCAGCCTTCGGGGTCTTCAATCCACTCCTTGAGCCGGCCATACATCTCGGCACGGCGGTTCTCAGGGCCGACGCGCTGCTTGTTCGCCATCTTGGCCTGGCTGGGGGAGCCAAAGGCCACCGAGCGGATGATCGTCGCGTATTTCGGGTCCAGACTGCGGAGGTCCGTTATCAGGTATTGCCCGATGTTTCCGCTGTCGATGTTCACGCGGTCGGGGTCGTCCTTGTCGATGATGTCCCGTATCCACGCTACGGCTTCCGCGCGACCGATCTTGTTACGATGCGCGATCTTGATGATGGAATTGCCACGTCGCCAACAAATAGCGAACCTGTCGCCGCCACCTCCAGCGGGGTCCACCCCAATGATGAGTGGGCCGGAAGGTTCGGTGTTCCGACCTCTGGCGCGAAGGATGGCGGCAGGATTGATGAATGTGTCAGCTTCGATCGAGGACCATGCGTCATCGGGGGTTCCTGGATATTCGCGGTTGAAACGGGAAAGGCCGAGTTCCAGCACCTTCATCCGGCGCCAGTTCATCTGCGCGTCATCGAGGCCAAACGCGGTCGCAATATCGGCTTCGGAAGCGAAATTCTCGTCCGGGCTGGTCGTCTCCAGCTTGAAATCGACCTTCGGCGGGAAGCGATACTCTTTCTGGACGAACCACGGAATGAACACGCTTTCGTAGAGGTCGTTGCCGGTCTGGCCCTTCTGGAAGGTCTCGAAGAACTTTCCGGTTGGACCGCCAGAGGTCGATTCAAGAATAATTTCGGTGCCGGGCAGGAGCGCAACGCACTGGACGGACGACGCGAAGTGCGATTCGGCGTTGTTCCAGTAGGCGGCCTCGGAGCCGTGGAACAGGTTGATGTCGTCGCCACGGCCGCCTTCCTGGTTCCCCGCGGTTGCGACCGTGTAGGAGCCTTCGAGGTTGGGGAAGGTCATCTTTTGCGCGTTGTCGGTGCCAACCTCGGGCGCGAAGGGGTTATACTTCTGGAACCGCTCGACCATGCCGAACAGGGCTTGCGCTGACGGCTTTTCGTGGCTGAGGATGAACACCTTGCGGCCAAACTCGGTGGCGGCGCGGTGGTAGTAGCGCGCAGCGACGTAGGTCGAGAAGCCCTGACGCCGACCTTTCAACCCAACCATGCGCACTAGGCCAACGCGGCGCTTCTGGTCCTCGATGGCTTCATGCAGGCGCCACTGGCTGTCGTTGAACTCAAGGGGAACTAGCTTGCCCTCCTTGTTCAGGATTTTCAGGCAGTCTTTGGCGTAGGTCGCCAAGCCGTTAACCGGGTCGCGCCAGAGTTTGAGGCGTTCGGTCAGCTTCGCCTGGATATCGGCTGGTGCGTTCACTTCAACCGATCTGCGAGGTAGCCGACGAGTTGGTCAACCAGCCACAGGCTCATGACGAACACGAAGATTATGGAGGCGATGCCGAGGACCATCATTTCATGCGCCGCCACAGCCAGGCGCCGGCATGATACCGATCGCAGATGAGCAGGACAATCGCGGCGAGCGCCAGACATGCGGTAAACTCGGTCATCGGGGTTCTCCTCAGTTGACGTTGGCGCGGACGCCCGCGTCCTTGGCTTCAAGCAGCTTGCGCAAGGCGACAGTGCGCTCGGCGTTGCGCGGCAGCGTCTCGACCAAGTGGCGGGCCAGATCGCAGAACGGCTTGCTGGACGCCTGGAGGAACACCGGAAGGTGCGAGTAGTGGAAATACCGCAGGATGGGGTCCGCCGCCAACTGGTCGGCGTTGAACTCGGCCGGCGCCGGGTGAATGGTGTCGTTCTCAAGGGGAATCATCAGAATTGCTCCTCTGAAAGATCATTGCCTGAAAGGCGATGCTCGTCTATGGAACCTTCCTCGGGTTCGACGACTGTGTAGTCAACGCCTTCCTCAAGGTCAAGGGCGCGCACAGCGTCCTCGATGCTGATTTTGCCGGTGACGTTGATTTCCTTGGGCGCCGAGATGATTTTGGCGAACGGCCCCTTGTAGAAGTCGGTAGGGTTCTCCTTGGCCCAATCCGCCATGGCCTCGATGCCGCCGACCTGTTCGAAGACCGTCAGGACTGCGGCGCCTGCATAGCGTCCGACTGACGCATACAACGCGGCATCGACGCTGGGGGGCATCGCCAGAGCCGTTGAGCGGCGTTTT